AACCAAATTCATCTTCTAATAAAATTGTGCTTGGATTAATAGATGCAAAATCTTTTTGGGATAAACCCATTGAGGTAACATATTGATTAATATCATTTTCAAAACTAAGTATTTCTTCTTGTGAAGGATCAGGATTTTTAATATTCATATCATGAATAAGCATTGCAATGTCACTTGCAACTTTATCTCTTTTGTTGCGGTATGCTTTCATGTTTTCTAATTCTGCCGCACGAGCATCTAATGCTGCTTGATCTGCTATTAAAGGATTGTCTTTACCAAATGGTGCTCCTCCAGGAACTGCAATATTTCCTAGAAATTGAAACGGAGCACTAATAAATTCTTTTAATGGTTCTAATCGTGCTCTGTTTTTGGAAGTAATTTCTTCAGCTTTTGTTACTGGAACACCACCTTCAGTTTCAGAAACATATACAGTATCTTTGGCACCTAAATCTTTAGAAGCTTCTTCCCACTGTTTCATTTTTAAAGTTTTTTCTACCATTAATTTAATCCCCATTTACTTCGTATGTCATTGACAGTAGTAGTGCTTTTATCCATATCTTCTTTATGATTCATTTGAATATTTCCTTTGGTGCTTGCAATCCAACTTTGATAAGTAATACCTCCTGGTACACCTGGAATATTAGTTCTAAGATATTCAGCTTTGTTTTCTGGTTGTTGTAACCAATTGTAATAAGAATTAGCAAGATTTTTAGATCCTGGAATAATAAATGGATTATCTTCGTCGGGTTTTCCTTGATAAGTATTTTGGTCTAAACCTGCTAGTGTTAATGCGCCAGTCATATTATTATATAACTGCTCATATATTCTGACATAGTTTTGAATAACCGCTTGATCAGTGCCACGACCGGCCCAATTGGTAGTATTAACATCTTCAAATGATCTACGTAAAACGTCTGCTAACATACGACCAGTAGGCTGTCTATCTCTGGCTAACATTAATCCAAGTGTAGTTTCAAAAGTTTGTAAAACTGATCTTTCACCACCAGATTGTAATATTTTTTCAAGAGTACCTGCAACTATGTAAGACCGTGCAGGGTTACCATATATATCAACACCATATCCTCCATCAGCTAAAGAATTTCCATAACGATCTTGATTTAAACCATTACCTCCATATTTATTATCATAATCAATAAAAACGGGAACTTCTACACCACCCATCATCATACTACCGTTTGATCTTTCTCTTACAGCAAATCCTGCTCCTGTTGGATCCGCGGAATCAAATTCACCTGCAATAACATTACCAGTAAATTCTTCAAATACTTCTGCTAATGGTCCTGCAACTTTTCCAATGGCACCTGATAAACCAGTTAAGTCTTCTCTATCAATAAGCATTGGAATAATTGTTTCAGCCATTGGAATCAATCCACGTTTAACATAATTTGCATATTTAATTTGTGCGTTGGCATCTGATCCCTGATCTTTGTTAACTGTTACTTGATCAGCATAGTTTAATCCAAATGCATCTGAACCTTCTCCAGCTTCTACAAAGCTAAAGACATCAAATCCCAATCTTGTATTAAATTCATAAAATGATGCTTCTTCGGGACTTGTTCTTTTGACAGTCATACGTTTAAGAGGTTTTTCTAATTTAATAGGTTGACCTTTACTATCCAATGAAAGGGACCCATCATCATTTGTTTTATAGTTTTGATATACCATAACATAAGGACCACTTCGATCGCTCATGTCTTCCATTTGCTTGAAATATAAATCTAGTGCTGCCGCATTTATTTCACGGTCTGCTTTTTGTTTTTCAATTCCCATCTGAAAAAGTATTGGAGCTGCTTGAGCTCCGGCTTGTCCAACTACATCAAAAAATCCACGAAGACCTGGTTGATCAGTTCTTCCTGACATTAATGCTGTTCCTATTTGTAAAAGTAAAGCTGTTTGTTGAAGTTTATCTCCACCTGATGCATCTCCTAAAAAAGTTCTAATTATATCTTTATAATTATTAATTCTTTTAACACTATCATTATCAATATAAGAACTAACATCTGTCTCACTAACGGTTGATGATGCTTTATTGGCATCACTACTATTAGATACAACCGTATTATTTATTGATTCTTCATTGGTAGCTTCATTTAATTCTGCATTTTCTTTTGCAACTGTATTATTTTCGTTAGGAGAAGGATCAATATTTTGATTTTTTTTAGTCTCATTTGTTGTAACATTGATATCTGTATCAATAGTTTCCGTTACATCTACATCTAATGCTGATCCTGGATCCGTTAAGGTATCTAGCCATACAGGAGCTGTGCCTGCCATGAACATTTTTCCACCGGGGCTTTGAGCCCCACGTACGGCACGTTGAAACAAAGGTCTCAGTATAGCTCTAACCATTAATCCTCCTAGTTCCCTTTAAGTGCTTGATATCCTGCAAGTCCTGTAATTCCTGTACCAACGGCTTGCGCAAGTGGATTTACCATTGGTGAAGTACCCATCGTTGTGGACATTCCACTTGAAGGCATTCCTTGATAAATATCACTAACAAATCCAAGACGTTGATATGGTTCATAAAGTTGTTGTAACTTTTGTCTATATTGTGCGTCTGCAATTTGTTGTTGTTGCTGCTGTTGAACAGAACCTGCAGACATCGCTGATGCTATATCCCCCTGTTGCAATGCCTGTTGTTGTGCTCCAAGAGCTCCTAACCCTTGCGCTGATTGTTGTAATCTACTCATTTGATCTGAGAACTGTGCCTGTGCCTGTTGTTGTGCCTGTTGGTAATTTTGTGCTTGTGCTTGCCCAATTGTTTCAGCACGTTGTCTACCTAACTCAGCACGTTGAATTCCTTCACGTTCGCTACCAAATGCTCCACTTTGTACTGCTTGTAAATTTGCTTGACTTGCCATTTTATCAAATTGAGATTCAATTCCACTAATAACTTCTTTTTGATAAGGGTTCATGTATTGTTGATAAGCAGTAGTTGGATCATAAGCTGTAGTGCTAGCTAATAAATTCTGTGTTGCTTGATTTAAATAAGGTTGGAATCTTCCTAAGCCTTGTTGTGTACGGGTAAAAGCTTCTTGTTGTAATTGCTCAAAAGGAGATACAGTTTGACCTGGAATAGTAACTGGTTGCTTAGCAAAGCCAGATGCTGTGTCCATTAACTGAAGTTTACGCGCTTCTATTTGTGGTGCTTCACGCGAAAATTGCGTAGCAAAGGTGCTATCTGCTCCGCCTGTAGTATCTGTTAATCCTGGTATACTCACAATATTCTCCTATAACTTGTTCCAATTTCCTCCATCCCTAATCGTTCAGCTAGTTTTTTAAAACTTCCTGTCTGATTAGACACTTCGAATATAACCTCTTTTGCTCCATTCATTTTTGACCACTCTATAAATTTTTTCATCATTTGTAGTCCAGTCATTTTACCTCTCTCTTTAGGAACTACATATAGTTCCAATTGTCTTGCAAATTTATCCTTACTATAAGGAAATTCCAAAATACAACCTACCATGAAACCAGTAGGGTTGTCTTCTTTTAATGAAACAATCCCAAACATGTTTGGTTGATTCATTGCTGCAAAGAAATAGTTTATAACTTTTTCTTTGTTTATCTCAACTCTATTCCCCCAAGCGGATTCTTTTAAGAAATCTTCACTGATTTCTTGAATCCAATAGAGATCTTTCTCTTCGAAAAATCTCCAATCCATTTATACTATCGTCTTCGCCTCACTAGGTTTTTCAGAATTTGGGTCGAGGGTGTTCATCATATTGTACATTCTTCGTGCACCTTCATAACGATCTCCACCACCAAAATTCTCTACAGCTTTCGCTGTCATAACAAATTCACCATCACTTAACTTTGCTGGAATACTATCAGATGTTCCTGTACCTGGGCCATTAGACGCGCCTCCAGCTGTAAGATTCAATTCCGTAATACCACCTGTAGCTGCGCTTGGGGTAAAATCAGAATCATTTATCATTTCCATAAACTCCTCAAAAGTTCCTTGAAATTCTCCAGAATTAATTTGATCATCATACATATCATACCAACCTGCCATTGGATGTGGTTCTGACATTGCTGTTTGATCTGCACTTATCTCTTCTTGCATCATATCAAAAAATTCTTTGAAAGATAATTCTCCTCCATCTAGTATATATTGATCATACATTTCTCTAAATTCAACGAGTGGATGCATACCACTTGCTGTTGCTTCTTGGAATATATCTAAATCTTCTATTGCCTCGTAACCAGGACCTTGAATAATTTCTTGCACATTAATATTAAAATCATCACCGGCCATTGGATCCATGTAAGGTCCATCTACTGGTCCTCCATTATTATATTTTTGTATTGTTCCCCCTTTAGCTGAAGTCGCGTAGGGAATAAAATCAAAAGATTCAGGAACATAACTATAATAAGGATTTTTCATCATTTCATAAAGAAGAGCCATACGGTCTTTTTCTTCTTTAGTCATATCTTCTCTCATTTGGTCTTCAGTTGGCTGTGCACCAGCATACCCACTAAGAAGTGGTAGGAATGCTCTCATGTCAAAAGAACCTTTTTTTATTTCATTTCCTAATATTCCTTTTCTTGCTTCAAGATTTTTAAATAAATCTTCTAATCCTAACCCTGGATAACTTTTAGTAGTAGCTACATTTTGAACTTTTGGCATTGCTGGTAATACTTTTTCAACTACATAATTTCTATTAGGAGGACCTCCTATTATAGTATCGGTATAAGTTAATTTATCTAACCCTCCTTGTATTTTTGGAGCATAAGTTGTGCTCATTATATCTTCACCACCTGGCGCTTTTAATACATCAAATGCACTAATTCCACCTTCACCATCAATCATGTTTGCGTAAGCGTTAGCTTTCATAAAAGAAAAAGGAACCGCTGCAAGTGCAGAATATAATGCTGCACGTTCTGGGTTTCTTTGTCCCATTAATTTTGCTAAACCATAACTTGTCGCTGCAGATGAAAGAGGTGCTTTTGCAAGCATTGGAAGAGCATTATACTTACCCATATAATTACCAAGTAAAGATCCAAGTCCTGCACCTTTTCCTCCAGCACCCATGAAGGCTGCTATTTTAGGATACATCATTGGAGCTGCAGCCATAGCTGCTACTGGCAATAAAGGTTTTGCTTTTTTAACTATATTTTTTAAAGCTGAATCAAAAAATCCCATATTAATCAAAAGGGTAAGTTATTACGTCTTCTACAAATTCTGAAACTTCATCATCACCAAGCATTTCATTTAAATACTCACTATAATAGTCTTTGTTTGGTGTTACTCCAAAAAAATCACCAATAGTTGGTGTAATAGCACCGTGGTCATAAAATATTTTATATGTATCTTTAAGACCATCTATAATATCTCGTATCATTCCTTGATCCTCTTCACCCTCTTTATCAGACACCAACCATTTTAAATATTCTGATTCTTCTGCTGAAGTCCGAAAAGGGTTGTTTTCAACCTCAAAATCCACAGTTATGTTTGGTTTATAATTATCACCTAATTCCCCATATCCACGGTATGGATTTTGATCATACATTTGTTCTAACATTGCACCAACGAAAGGGTCATTTCTTCTTGCAACGTCTACTATTCTATCTTCATAAAAAGGAAATTGATTTTGCATCATTTGATTATAACCTACGTTTTCATCTCTATGAGGATTTGGTTGAAATCGCTGTTGCACACCTTGAAAACTTCTATCTAAATAATCTTTATATTTTTGAGAATTTAAAATTCCTCTTATATTTGCTTCTTCTATACCAGGCTGTCTATCTGATGGTGGTCTTGGGTATCTAAATGCCATTATACGTCTCCTGCTTTACCTTCTAGTATTTCATGAATTGCTGCTTTAATAACAACATCTTGTCTGATGTGTTCTGATTTAGTAGCAGTTGCAGGATTAGCAACATCGTCGTCAGCCTCTTTTGCTGAACCATATTCCTTACCTGTTACAGTATTGGTAATAGTAATTTCTGCAGGGACAACAATTTTAGGAACTTTTTCCCCGTTGACCATTACATATTCTACTACTCCGTCATCTTTTATAGGCATAATTTCTCCTTATATCAAGTATTTTCTTTATTATCAACCATTATGACATCTCCAATAAAGCCAGATATACATTAACAGGTTGTACATCCGTATTAATTTTAAGAACATCTCCTTCTTCTAACACCCCAATATCGCCGGAAGCAAGGTAAAACCACGATTTTGTAGATTTATCAGGTATTACAGCATCAGTGCTAACAGCGGTGGAATTAACTTTAAGAGTCATATTACCATTTCCTCCAGAATTATTATATACCCATGCTGTTTTAACCAAAGTTGTTGTTACGTCAGGTACTGTATAAACTGTGGAATCGCCCGTGCTTGTCAGAGTCGTTAAAACTTTTTTATAATTATTAGCCATTTATGATAAAAACCATGCCATTGCTTCTTCCTCAGATCGTAATTGTTCTGGTGTATAAGAAGTGTTTAAAATTTGTATTAAAAGATCAATTGTATTAATCATTGAATTAATCTGTGACGGATCATATTCTGCTGGTGCTTGTGGTAAACGTGGTGTTGCAATCTGTGCCATTAGCGTCTTCCTCCTTGTCTGATATCTGCACGATAAGTTCCAAATCTCCAATCATCTCCTGTGGAATCACTTTCAATTCGAAGAGATGCTTGTCGCCCACGTGCACGTGTATCTATTTTAGTTGTTGAACTTGTTATAGCATAAGGACCGTTTGTTCTTTGCGTTGATGATGGATAGTCCCTAAATTTTAATGTTACATTGACAGTGCCTGATAAATTTTTAAAGTCTGGAATAAATCTTCTAACAGACATTAAATTTTCACCTGCTTCTGGTAAAACAAAATCACCTGATTCAACATACGCTGTCATTGCTGCCCCTGCTGCGTTATTACCTATTTCCTGAGAATACATTTGAGTACGTCCGGCGGTAAGACCCGTGATTGTACTAATTGTAGCAGACGTGCTACTAGAATCATAAAGTGTTGCGTAAGGATAAGAATATACATTTTTATCTACCCAACTTGAACGTGGTAAAGAACCTGTATACCAAATTTGATCTGCGTAATTATATGTTACACAACGATCAATGGTTGAAGAATTTGAAGAACAATAAAACCATGTAACTTCATTAAATTCACCGTTAGAAGCGGCAAACGTATCGCGTTGCCCACCTTCAGATATATCTTTAAATACATAATCTTCCACTGCGCATCTTAATTTTTGCACTGAACCATCAAACATAAAGAAAGAATCCTTTCCCATCCAAAAAGCTGTGCCATTAATATCTATAGTAGAGTTTAATCCTACAGCTCCACAGTTGGCTCCTAACTGTGAAAAGCCAAATGTGAAAGGTGCACCAACTAATTGCATCTGATACATAGCTGTATCAGACCAAATAAGAACTGCACCACGTGAACGTTTAGCAGATACTAATGTACTTCCATCTGTTAATCGTTGTGAGCCCGCCGTGTTAGTAACACTAGGGGTCCATGTATTAATATTTTCTTGATCACACCAACGAATAAACATATTATCCTGTGTTCCACTACTACCTATAGTAGTCTCTGTGCCAAAACATACCACATGTCGGTCTGTGCCTGAGACAATAGCAAATAAACTTTGTGTAGGTGCATTGGATACGGTTGTTGAGGTTGCACGTGTTCCTGTTCCTGTTGAGGTGTCCCAATAATATAATCCACCGTTTAATTGTTGTGCAATTAAATCTTCACCCCAGTTATCAAGGGACCATTTACCTGAATCCAATTGAACTGCTTCCACACCTGTAAGTCCGGCACGCGATGTTCCCCATGTACTTGCACCCCATGTTCCTGCACCCCATCCATATCCTGCCGTGGATACGGGAGGATCAGTATTAACTTGATAAGAAGCATTAGCTGTTCTTGTAGGAGAAGATGCTCCTGTACTTGTCGCTGCTGCTTTTGCTGTTACTTGATATTTATTTGTTTGGTCCGTGGGTGGCGATGCGGTATCACCTAACGCAGTAATCTCAAATTCTCCTTCAAGATTTGCGGCAGCAATGCCATTAACAGCGCCTGATACACTAGAAATAGTAACAAAGTCACCTTCCCTTGCT